ATTCTAACTTCCTTAAGCCCCCCTTGATGACCTTCCCTTATGGTCAGGAGCTACGTAACTTGGTTGGTTCTGCAAGAGATACTATTATTGCAAGCCCAGAGCTATCGACCTTAGCTAATGAGTTTGGCGGTGTTACTAACACAGCTGCGTTCCTTAATGCTGTTAGAGAGCCTGCTCTTATTGAAACTCTTGGTGCTGACCTAGTAAACTTTGCAGCTATGGCTAAGCAAGCAGCTAACGTTTCAGCTATGTTTGGTTTACCTATAGAAACTGTGAGCCCTGCGGGAGGAACTATTAGCTTTGGTGGTAAGTCTTACATAAGAACTGGTAGGGAAATTAAACCTAGGATACTTAGGACTAGAGTGAGAGAAGCTGTCGAAGAAGGTGTTACGTACAGAGAGGCTAGTAAGGCATCTGCTACAACTATTCTGCAGAGACAACTAGCAGCTGCTAAGGAAGCAGGTAACCTTGATATGGTTAGAGCTATTGAAGCTAAGCTAGGTAAGGGTTCTACCTTCAGTGCTAAAAGTACTATTGCTGAGAAAGAAAAGTTCTTTGACCCTACTGCAGAAAGAGGTGGACGCATGGGTGCTGTTGCATCTGGGCAGATACTACCTTCTCTTGCACAGTCTGTAGATGGATCTACTATTGCTCAGTTGTTTTCTAACGAAAGTATGAACGGACTTAACAACGAGACTGGTTCTGATCCTTATATTTTACCTATCTTTGATGCTGTTATTACTGACCTAGGTTCCTTTGAGGCTGTAGAAAGAAAGATTAATCAGATCTTCTATCGGAACGTAACTCAGAGCAAGATGCTTGATGGTTTAATGGAAAGCTTAAACAACAACATCAACGCTGGTATTAAAGTGTACAAGCAGATGGCAAACTCTAAAGGCAATGAAGCTATTGATGAAGTCTTTGATGGTAACGTAGCTGATATGGTTGTTGACTTGCTTGAGAAAAACTTTAAGGACTCAGATGGTAAGGTAATAGGGTCTGCTCAGTTCCTTATTAATAAGCTTAAGCTGAAAGGCAAAGAGAAGGTTAACGTTGACAGGACTTACAAGAACTTGTTTGAAGCTCAGATGTACTTAATGAATAAGCTATATGAAAACCTGCAAGCGGACTTTGGTAATATGGTTTTACTAGCTATGACTAGGAACAAACAGTTACAAGCTAAGGTTGCAAAGGAAGAGCAGAAGATAATGCAGTATGAGATGGACCCCGGCATTAACGTGAACTTCTTAGGCTTCTTACCTTCTAACTAATAACTATAAAAAAAGAGGGACCCGTAAGGGCCCCTCGGTATTACTATTGAACCCCTTTATTGGGGTTCTTTTTTTTGTACTCTGCTATGTTAGCACGACCACGGTTAGCTAGCTCTGTTGACATAGCTTTAGCTTTCTCTTCACCGTAACCTTGGTCTACATACTCAACAAAGTTGTTAGCTTCAATGCGCTTTACGATAGCCTCATTGATCTCTGGGGTGTACGCTAAGGCTGGGTCTAAGCCCAGCTCCTCTACGTAATCCATATCATCAATGCCTTCACCGCTTAAAATATTGTGTGACTTATTACTCATTACCCTACCTCGTCGTATACTTTACCAATGGAGAGGTTAACAAAGGGCACTAGAACTATTATACCTTCCATGCACATTGCCTTAACATCTCCTGTGTTATTGTTCATTGTCCATACAGGCCGTGAGTCTACAAACTCAAGGTCCATACCAACACCCATTCTAAAATCTAGACTTATAATATAATTACCAATACCAAAGTTCATTTATTTATCCTTAACGAATATGCCATCAACCATTCGTCCAGTTCGTTTACTGATAACCTCGTAAGCTTCATCGAGGCACTCATATAGATTAGTATTCCAAAGCCTTGCTTGCATAATAAGTGTAACAAGTATGTCACCGATAGCATCTACAGCCTCCACCTTATCTTCAGCTAGGATTGCATCAAGCAACTCAGCTACTTCTTCTTCTGTCTTAGAGAACTGCTTGAGCTTACGCTGTTTAGTAGCTTCTCCCCCTGTTAGGATACCTTTATCATACCCCCAGTCTACTACTTTATTTTCTAAGTCTTCCATAATCTCAAAGCTCATCGTCTTCTCCTAGTATTGATCCAATTGCTATCTGGTTTGCATAGATGTTGAGTGCTCCAACCATAGACAGGTTGGTTACTCTACCGTTGTATTTATCGAGTACACACTGAAGGTCCCTAAGGAGACCCTCTTCGTCCTTCAGGTCCTCAACAGTTTTTATACGGGCTTCTGTGTTAATGACACCCGGCATTGTTACTACTTTATCATCAGTCATTTTAAATCCTTACTTAAGAAAAGAAATAGTCTGAGCTAACAACCTCTTCTATCTTGAGGTCCCCCAGCTCTGGTTGTGTTACGTTGTAGTCCTTAAAGTTTTCTATCAACATCGACTCTATCCTGTTAAAGAAGTTGTCGCAGTTGTATAGCATAGCGAACTGCCACTTAGTATGCTCTACTAGTTTGTCTACATCACAGGCATGGGTAGAGAAGGAGTCATGTATAGCCCCGAAGTTCCCCGAGAATGTCTCGATTACCTTAGCCATGTGTGCAGCATCCATAGAGTGTACAAAGTTAGGTGAACACCCAGAAGCAAAGGATCTCCTGCAAGGTATCAGGTCACCGTCCTTAGTTGTTACAGGTATCTTAATGCTATGTCCTACTTGCCCTAGCCCACGTATTGTACCACGGATAGTCATGTTCTTCTGCTTCCATACTTCATACATCACAGGGAACCCTGAGGGTGTAGTCCATTGGAGACAAGTCTCACCACTACTAATGATGAAGTCAGTTACTTTCTGTAGAAACTTCATGGTCTTTAGGGGACCTACACAAGTATCGTTGATAGCTAGGATTAGATTCTTTGCAAGCAAGTCGCAGTCGTCTTTAGTTATCTTGTACTTCTTAGTGTACCCTTCAGTCTTACAATCGTAGTACATGTTCTCTGCTATCTTCCTTTGACCTGCAGAGTATGCACGAGTCATAGACCCACGCTTTGCTATGCCCTTGCGGATAGCCTTCATAGGTATATCCCTACTAGCAAACCACTCCGGCATACGTTCAATCAATCTCTTAGCTACCTGTACGTAGAAATCCTTCTGGATCTTCTGGGGTACAATAGATACTAACTCCCCTGCTTGACTGTCTTTAGACATAGCAGCTAGGTGTTGCCATCCATTGTTACTTCCGTCTACTGGTATAGGTAGTCGTGACATGTAGTCACCCTCTGACTTTGAGTACCCTAGCAGCTCGAGGCAACACGCCAGTAGAGTCACTGGTTTCTCCGCTTCCACCTTGAACCTTAGGTTCTCCGCATCCGCTATCAGTGCCTCTAGGTTCTGCAGTGTCCACTGTGCTCTGTCCTTCAGTGTCATTTTGTCTACTGAAATAGTATCCAGACCTTCGTCTTGCAAGTGCAGTTTGTAGTCTTCGGTTAGCCAGTTTAATTTGTCAAGCTCCTCTATTGTATATGATTGATTGTATGAACAAGCAGTGTGTATGCATAGCCAGTAGTACCCACGCTCATCCATTGGTTTAGCTATAGCAAACTCAAAGAGTCCCTTAGATAAGTCAGACCCTTGGAAGTTTAGGAAGGGTTCGGTGTAGTAAACTCTGCCACGGTAGTCACATTCAACTGCCTGATAGAACTCCTTGTCCCCGATAGCCCTAGCCTTGTTGAGAATAAACTTCATCTCGATACGCTTAGACTTACCCTTGTCAGACTTGTCTTCCATATCTATGAACTTAGTTACGTTATCCCTTAAGGCTTTCACTAGGTCCACGTTAAGGTGCCAGGGAACCTGCTGTAGCTTCTCTAATGCTTTGACAAAGGGTTGGTCAAGGCACTGGCTAAAGTCCCTCTCAGAGGTCATACGTTTGATATACGGCCTCTTGGTTATAGGGTTCCTTAGCTTCTCTATGTTAGGGAACCTACGGAAGCTAGTGCCCAGTAGGGTAGAACCCTCATAGCATGGTGGTATATCTCCGAGATCCTCCCATGTTTCTGTTAGATAGATTACATAAGGGGCACGATACCCTTCGTACTCCCTCTCTATTTCTATGTATTTAAGGTGTAGTAAAGCTTCAATGAACAAGTCACCAACAGAGAACAACTCTGTATAGGTACTGTTACTGATACCAATCCTTGACACAACAGCTAACCCTATTGAAGTAGACGTAGCAGTAAGCTTGAATGCTTTGTTGCTAGTCCTACGGGACCTAAGGAATACTGATTGAGCTGCCTGTACTGCAGCTACAACTAGCTCCTCATGGTCCACACCATACTCAAGGTGTCTGTTAAGCAGGGATATACCGGCATGGTTCCGTCCTTTGGAACCGTCTCGGTTACTCCTTATATACTCAGCTACTCTATGTATAGCATTAGTCATCTATGCTCCCGCATTGTAGTCTAAGAAATCTACTTGACCTTTAAGCCTCTTGGTTTTCTGGTCGTAGTAAGCTGAACCACAGTCACCTGTAAGCCCTGTAAATCTGGACTTGAGTACCCGTAGTTTAATTGTATTACGTTCATCCTCATTCTCTGCAATAAGATTACGTGCAAAGGTGATGATGTCAAAGCTAATCTGTTTGATAGAACCTGAACCCTTGATGTCATCAATAGAAGCTAGGTGCCCCTCTTCGAAAGACTTACCCATTGACTTACGTAGGTGAGAGATAACTCCCAACCATACGTCATGCTTCTTAACAATCTTAAGTAGCCCAGACATTACCGAGTCGATAGCTTCGTTGCCTGTCTTACCATCAGCACCTTCCGATACTGCAATAGTAATGTGGTCTAGTACTAGGTACTTACAACCTAACAGACATAGGTTTTCTATTTGATCTATAAGAGAACTATCAGATACAGAGCCGTTGTGATCAAGCATAATAATACGCCCATCTCCAAAGACTTTATCAAACGCTCTTCTCTCCGCCTCTTCACTAGGCTCTTCTCCTGTAAACATTTGTATGAATTTCTGTGCGCTATCACCAATAGATTCCTCTAGTGATATAACACCTATGTTATCTTCGGTAGTTTCCTTAAGCTCCATGATGATCTCCTTAATCATGGTTGACTTACCACTACCAGTACCTGAAGTAAACAAAGTAATCTCACCCATACGCATACCTTCAAGCTTATCGTTAAGACCTGAGAGACACTTAGGGTACGGGACAGATGTAGTTTGTTTACGTTTAGAGAACTCTTCCCAGATAGACTCACCACGTACAATGCTAGCAGGTGAGTATGGTTGTGCATTCCAGAAGGCATTTACAATACCACTGTGACCATGCTTGATGAGTGTATCACATGGATCATTCTCTGCAAGGTGAGCTACCTTGACTTTATCCCAACCAATAATCTTAGCTGCATTGTCAATAGCCTTATCGCCAGCTTCATCTTTGTCAAACATAAGAATGATTGAGTCGAATGAACGCACCCACTCACGGTTAGCTACGAGGGGCTTGAGGTTGCTTGATGATGGTAAGGATACTACCGGGTAGATAGTTTTGTTCTGAAGTAGGAATGCTTGAGCTACTGCCATAGCATCCAGTTCACCCTCTGTGATTACTAGGTTACGTCCACCCGGTTGGAACGTAGACTGTCCGAATAGTTCTATGCCATCCATGTCACCCTTAGCTCGGAAGTCCTTAGGTAGATTACGGATCTTGTAAGCTGAGGTCTTACCCTTCTTGGTATACGGATAGTAGTGAGACTCGATAGTACCATCAGCATTGTAGGATACACGCATGTTGAAGTGTGCTGCTACTTGCTTAGTGATACCACGTTCCTGTACACCACGGGTGTCATAGGAATCTATAGTGTTGATGTCTTCTACTTTATTAGACGTATGGGATTCTTGCATAGTATATTCTCTTTCTTTATCAAATGTAATTTTATCACAGACGAAGCACTTACCAATACCATTGGAGTACATACCGACACCATCGGATGACCCACAATGTTTACAGGCTACGTGCCCAACAAATCTATCTTTCTTCATTACGACCACCGCTCTTCTTTAAGGTTCTTTATCATCCGTCTTTTCTTCTTCGACGCTTGCTTCTTCTGAATCCTTTCTGCTTTCTGCTTGTTCTTCTCGTACAGTGAGGTAGACTCTGTCGAGTCTTGCGATTGTTTCATCATCTATCTCTTCTTTAGGTATAAATTTAATGGCACCTATCTGCCTGTTAAGGAACACAGGGTTACCGTTAGCATACTTCTGAGTTAGTACATCCAGATACCATTGTACTTTTACTTCACCAGCTGAGAGACCCCCTCTTGTTTCAAAGAGTTGTAACATCTCAAAGGTAAAGTACTCAGTCCCAAGTTCTTTTATCAGGTTATTGATGTGCTTAGAGGAACTACTATATGTTTTCCAATTAGACACACGCCTATCCTTTCCTTTACTGTACATGTGGAATTGTTTACGTCCAATGTACCGTGTTGGATTATCAGGGTGTGTGCATTGTATCATATAGATAAACCCAAAGTACTTATCGAAGTCAAAGGGATCACCAATGTAATCCCAATGCCCTAAGTCCTGCTTAATAGTCATGCTCTTCATCTCCTTTGTACCACATGGATATATAAAAGAACTCTCCATACTCGTCAATCTTTGACTTAGGATAGCCCTGTTCCATATACCATTTCTTCTTGTCGTCCCATGACATCTTCATGTAACCTTCAGGCACATCCTTAGGGAATCCATAACGCCATCCTTCAGGTGGATCAACTATTAGAGTCATCGTAAGTTACCCTCCCCATAGACTTCTTCGATAGTCATCTCACGAAAGTCATCCCACTTCCTACGCATATAGATTAGGTTGAAGCATAGCTGTAGCTTTTCTTTCCATTCCCTTGGGTGCTTCTCACGCCATGTCTTACGTACCACATCTAGCATACCTTCCGCTGGCACATCCTTCAGCAACTTCTCTGCTGTCTTAGGACCTACACCTCTGAGACCTTGGATATTATCTGAGGCATCTCCGGTCAGTAGTTGTTTGCATAGTAGGTAGTGGCCCTGATCTGCATCCGTATGATACAGTGTCTTCTTGTTGAAGTTGTAGTGCCACCCGGGTACCATGTCAATGTCCTTATCTACGTGAGCTATGACAAAGGAAGTACCCATCTGCTCAGCTTCAGTAGCCCAGATAGATACCACATCATCTGCCTCACAGTTATCAGACTGAACACAGTTAGTATCCCAACAGTACTGGTACAGGTTAGCTAGTCTATCCTTGACTTGTGGGTCCATCTCAGTCTTGGTACGTGTAGCCTTGTAATCATCGGTTAAGTCATACCTAAAGTTACCCTTACCCTTGACTGCAACATACCCCTTACGACTACCGGTGTCCCTCATAACAGCTAGCAAAGCTAGGTCAAAGGTACTGGCAGCTTGTGAGTCTGAGTTAGTAGTGTAAGCAATACGGTATAACATAGAGTCACCGTCAATGAAACACTTATCAAATTCAAACTCTTCTGTTTCTTTATTAGTGAACGTCAGCATAACTATCTCCTATCTCTCCATCACCATCCATACACATTACACCAAAAGCTTTAGGTGCTTCTTTAAAAGACTCAACGCAGATTTCTTTTACTCGTTCAGCATCTTTCTCTTTAGATACAAACACTGTCTCATCATGGTAGAACAAAGCAGGGTATGCTTGTAAGTTCTCTTCTTTAATCTTACGATGAGCATAAACCAGTGCAGCCTTACAAGTAATACCTTCAAGGGTTTGGAGTAAGTAGTTAAGTGTCTGGTGTTCAGACCCTACCATAATCCTACGACCATCAGCCCCCATAATAAACCCATGACCAGTCTTCATAAGTGAGTGTCGGTACTCTTCCTCAAGGTTATCCTTAAGAACCTTAAGTCCCGGTAGGGTAGCCTTGAACTTCTCATCAGCTTCCTTACCAATCTTAGCAGACTTCTTACCAGAGATAGCTTCACCTAGCTTAGCATGACCTGCACCAAACAGATAGGCATAGATGAAAGTCTTAGCTCCCGGCCTACTGATACCTAGTACATCTGCATTGCGTTGGTGTACATCACCATTGATTACTTCATTGGTAAATGATTCGTCTCCAATGTAATGACATAGACCCCTGAACTGATTACCTGCAGAGTCAGCACCAATAACTTTATTACCAGACTCACAGGTTAGTAGGCTTCGTAACTCCTTACCGTATGGTGCATAGACACCCGGTATGTTAACGATAGTACGGTGCCTGCATCGGAAGGATGGGGTGCCAATGGTGAACATAGAACCATGGAGCCTGCCGTCATTGTAACGTTCAGGGTCTCTGACTTCTTCTATCCAACCTTCTACTGTACCCAAACGATTACGTAGCATGTAGTAGTCGCTGATAAGTTTACCTAACTCACCTAAAGGTTTCAGGGAAGTGTCAGTTAGCTTAGGGCTTTTGCGTACCCACTTACCTTTGATCTTCTTAACAGTCCAGTCATCAGGCTTCCACCCTCTGTCCAGCAAGAACTTCTTAACCTCTGCCATCTGACCAATATTAATATCTAGTATATCAATCTTAGTATATGGACCTGCAATCATACCTTCAGAAGCTTTTATATCTTCTTCTAGTTTAAACCAATCAGTAATTCTTTTGTAGTAAGACCCATCTTTCTTAGTGATCTGTTCTACTTCCTTGTCTCCACGCATTACTGTGACCTTACCAAGCTGAGGGTTAATCTCATTCTCGATGTGCTCCATACGATCTATTAGATGCTCGTATAGTTCTTCAGCTTTCTCCATGTTAAAGACCCAACCTTTCTCTGTGATCTCTGCATTAACCATAGCAAAGTCATGCTCTAACTTTAGAGCCTCTAAGAACTTAGGGTTTTGTTTCATTAAGATAGACGCTTCCTTAGATACATGTTCGTACACCTTAACATTCAGGTCTACGTCACGTATACAGTAAGTCAACATCTCTTGGCTGTAGCAAGTCCAGTCTTCATGCTCACCCTTAGGGTACTCAAAGAACCCACCCCAACCTTTCAATCCATGAAGGTGACCTCGTGTATACTTACACAGTTGAGACATTAGGAAAGTATCCCATACTCGGGTATCCTCTGCAGGTATCCAACCAGTTAGCTTCTTAAGAACAGGCAAGTCAAAGCCTATGATGTTGTGACCTGCAATAACTTTGGCATTAGACATAAGGTCTAGTCCCTCAGATACATCAGGTAAGTTATCATCGTAGTCAGAGAAGCAATGCTCTTCTTTAGTTTGGACATCTATCAAAACAAGACACCAGATCTTGTCAGGGAAGAGGCCATTGGTTTCTATATCAAATACATATTTACTCATGTTATCTCCAGCGAGCAGTTTAATGACAATGCTCAGGTCGTTATAGGGAGTATTAGTATGTTAGTTCACAGGCTCCGCCTGCACAAGCAGCCTCACCACTGAGGTCTGTCTTGTCTTCTACTTCTTTCACTTGAGTTAGGTCGATACCAGTAAGCGCACTCTCCATGATGCGGTAACGTTCTTCAGAGATGTCCTCGAAGGGAGCCTGAATGTACGTGCCACCATCATAAGGTAGTACAGAGATACCGTTGTAAGTGTATCGGTTCTTCCACATCCACTCACCTACCAGTTCCCACTCATCTTCTTTCAATGAGATAGTACATGATACGTTGTGTGAGTTCTGCCCATCTTGATGACCCGGTGCTACCCACTCAGTGTTGTACCTACGTACTCGATCAAGTAGTTGCAAGGGGCTTTCAGTTCTTAGGATAGAACCTTCAGGTGCAGCTTGAGGTATTTCAATTACAGCTTGCTCCGCAGGGTTGAAGTACTCGTCTTCCACCAGCTCCGGATGGTGCTCAGCAAAGTATCCATATAAGGCTTCGTTCTTACCAACACGTTGACGACGAATATAAAAGTCATTATGCCAAGCGTGAATACCAGAACTACTACCAAGGACGCAAGAGCTTGTACCAGACGGCTTAATGGTAGTTGTCCTTGCTGCAGGATTAATGCCCAACGCATTCGCCACTCTTCGATTCTCTTTATTAACTTCATTAGCTGCTTCCTCTAAGTCATAGTTAAGTACAGTACCAGACCCAATGCCTGTCATACCTACACCAATCAATGCATCACGTTGACAAGTCTCTTGCCATTCAGGACGTAGGTAATGGAAGTCAGTATAACCTGCTTGCAATGTACCAATCAATGAGGCAGCTCGTGCTCGCTCATTCAAGTCCTTCTGTGATTCAATGTTAGATGCATTCAACTCTGTAAGGTTACACATCTGGTATGGACGTAGACCAATCTCACAGCAAGGGTTAGTCCCCCAGTCTTTGTCGTTGGTGAAGTAAAGCCCCGGCTCCCCAGAGCCCGAGAGTTCCACACGTTCCCATAGTTTATCAAAGGCATCCTTGGTAATCTTATTACGCAGCATCACAGCTGAGTTGTTAGATCTTGCACGTTGTGGATTCTCTTCCCACCATGAGCCAGCCTTACATGCCAGCATATCATTGTCATCCATAGAGAACAAGGAGATCATAGCAGCTCGACGGATACCACCAGTCAGTACTGCATCTGCAATGTAACACATCATGTCATGGACTTCTAACGTCCCTAGGTTACGTCCAATAGCTTGGTCTAGTACAGACCGTAGCTTATGTAAGCAATCCTTAAGGGGCTGTGGACCCGGAGCTTTACCACCAGTAGTGATAAGCATAGCACCCTTAGGTCGGATGTCACGGAAGTCAAACTCTACATCCATGGTGTTGTTGAAGTATGATTCACATAGCACCTTGATTGCATCAGCCCACCCTTCGATGTTATCTGATACTAAGAACCTACGCTTACGGACCTTAGGCCCTGCTACTTCTGGCAGCTTACGTACATGATGACGTTGTACTGAGTACCCCACACCAGTACCACCAAGCAACAGGAACATAGACTCAGCGAAAGCTTCAGGGCTTTCGATAGGTAAGTATGCACAGTTGTAGATACGGTTAGGGGCTAGCTCAATAGGAGCACCACCGAACTGAAGGGATCTCATGGATGGTAGGATCTTCTTATCGTATACATACTTGTATGCTTTCTCAATCTCTTTCTTGAACTTAGGATACTTACGTTGGTGCATCTCTTTGTTACGTGTTACTAGTTCATCCCATGTTTCCCTACGCTCTAGCTCTGGTACATACTTAGCGTACTTAGAAAATACTGTGATGTCTGATAAGATTTTATTTGATGTATTCATTCTCTACCTTTCTTTAAATAAGTTCTGATTCTATCAAGCGCACCGAAGTCATCCTTCAGCCCACCGAGAGTACGGTTGCAAGAGTGACATAGCCACCCTCTAAATTTACTAGTTAAGTGGTCATGGTCTAGTGCCCATGGGGATTTGTTAGTGCCACCACATCCCGCAGCTTCTTCTGCATTACGTAAACAGATAGGGCATTGGTAGTCGTCATCAGGGTAGTCCACTTCTACTCGTAGCTTTTGACGTACTTTAGCTACAGACCTAACGCATAGTTTACAGGTTGTCTTACGGTACCCACGACCGCTCTCCATTGAAAACTCTTCTACGTTTTTCTTTACGCCACACTTGTTACATATTTTGTATTCCATTATCAGTCCTCTATTAGAATGCAGTCTTCTTTAGAGATGAAGTTGATGTAACCTTCAGGCTCTCTGGACTCGTACTCTGCCCCTGTATCACCAGCAAAGGGTACTAACTCCCCGACTAGGGAGCTGTACCATTTCTTTTCGTCATTACATTTTACTATCTTTAGACTTGCCATTCTTATCTCCTTTCTTTTGGCGAGCCGCAGGCGAGGAGGCATCTTCCGGCTTAGGCTTTCTAAATATATTATCAAAGTTATTCTCAAAGGTACCACGATCAGACATTGGCCTTGGCTTTGAACCTTTACCGTTCATATTATTCTCCTAACATATCATCAATTAGAGTTGCGTAACCTGCAATGTCATGCCAGCTATCAGCATAGTTAGGATCACCGTTAAGGATACGGGCTGTCTTATGTTGTATCATTTCAAGAGATTCTTTCTGTGCTGCAGATAATCTTTTCCATCCGGGTGTTGCTTGCATTACAGCTTTAAGTGACTGGCATAAAGTACTTTGCCCTTCGAAGCTACCGTACCTACTGCCTCTTTCCTTTAGAGTTTTATTAGTTACTAGGTTCATCAGCTGCTCCTTCTAAACCTTGGATACAATCTAACACATAAGCTGCTAGTTGGAATGCTTTGCTTTCTTCGTTGACCATCTCCATGTTGTCGGATGAAAAGCTTACGGCTACGTTGGCTTCACCTTCTTCGTTGATAACATCTTTAAGTTTAACAGTATACTCACTCATTATTTATTTCCTCCAGCGTTAATAAAACCTTTGATCGCACCATCGCTGTGCATAGCACCCCGTAGTACGTCTTGTACTGCATCATCTTTGAGTACAAGGATAGCAGGGATTGCCCTGATGTCGTACTCTTTGGCTTGTTGCATGCCTTCTTCTGTGCTTGTGTCAACCTCAGTTACTTTGTCGGTTAGCTCAAGGTGTTTGATTCTGTTTTTCAATTGGCTACAGGCTGGACAATTTGGGCCTGTAAATAGTAGCATGGTTTGCATGTGACTCCTTGCGTTGTCGGTTGGCATAAAAATGCCAGTGAGTGTTGTCGGTTTCGCAATTAAAAAGAGGACCCCGGAGGGCCCTCGTGTGTTACATTCTTACAATATATAGTACAGTGTACATTAACAATGAACCTATCAGGAAACCCTGAAAGAATAGAGCAGCTAGTTCGTAAGCTCTGTACTCATTTAGTTTGTCACGTACTTTATTTATTAAGTCTTTCATTGCGATAACCTTTTCATTTCTTCAGCCAGTTCTTCATCTGTTAGATCTGTATAGTCAAAGTTTGTATTGACGTTCTCAGTTCTCTGTAGTTTAGGCTGTTCGTATTCAGCAACAATAGAAGCAAGTCGAGATGCCTCTACCATATCGTCAGCTGATATAGCTTTAATCATAGCAAGTTTCATTACAGTTAATCCCTTAGGTATAGAGTCAACGAGACTATCCGATAAGTTATTTACCAGAGCGAGTACATCTTTCATGTTCTCTTTCATTTCATTGTTACGTATACGTGCCTCATCTGCTTTCTCTTTCATCATCGCCATGTGTTCTTTATCATGCCGTGGTTTAAGATTTGCTAACGAGTTGGGGTGTATCTTCTTCTTACCATCAGCTATATCATCTTGAGTGTAAGTCTTTTCCATTAAGTTCTCCATCTAGGTAATCCTCTATAAGGTACTATATTACCTAGAAGGTTCTTAAGGATAGCTCACAGGCTCTAAGAGCAAAGGTAAAGAGACCCTATGCATTGGTATTACTTTACACATAGAGTCTCTTAGACGGGAATGTATTAGCTTCTATCCCATATATCGAGTAGAAGTAATGCTAGTATTGCAAATGGTAGTAGAAGTATGATGATACTTTCTCCAACCTATTCCCTTTGGGTAGTTAGTTTACATATTAAACAGTAAACCATTACCTTTAGAACTCAGAGTCATCAGCCTCTGTACCTTCAATATCAAAGTCAACTGAACCAGTGTACTCAATTAGATTAGTGACTTGAATTGCAGTCATAATAGTTGAGATACCTTGGCGACCAGCTACATCGTACTCTCTACGATATACTTTGACGTTACCTTTAGAACCATTACCAATCTTGATCTTAGGGTTGATTGGTTGTTTCTGACTATCAACCAGTACTACCGGGTCATTTTCTGTACCATCTTTACGCAAAGCTTTACGCTTTAGGTTGACAGCTACACGACTTGGATCATCTTTGACAGGCTTAACAGAACCATATCCCTCTAACTCTTCTGCACGATCAGCAGGAGCTACGATCTGACACTCCCATTGGAGAGTACCAAATGGATCAGTAGGGTTTTCAGGATCTACCTTTACGTAGTTAAGAGTTACGTCACGGATGATTGAAGTTCCAAGAATTGCAGTCATAATTATTACCTTTTAATTTAGATTAAGTTACGTTGATGCTCTTGCTCTAGGTATGTTTATGTCCGCTTGGTTTAGAGTAAATCTTTTAGCTTGGGCTTGTAACCTTTCCAGTTACCAGACTCTACCAAATCACTATCCGCATAACGATAGTTCTCAAGGGTGTACATATATGCATCACCATGCGGGGTAGATACTGTGGTTCTATCATAAAAGTTAGTCTCACTCTTACCACTATAACCTTCAAGTCTATCAAGACGTTCCATAGTTTTATTGTCAACTTCATACACTTCAGTAAACACATGGGTATGACCTTTACGTACACCGGGGAATGCTCCGAGTGAGAACATCTCATAGCCCGGAACCCAATGGGTCCCAAGCTTTTCAGATCCCTCAAGGATTCGGTGATTACCAAACCCCTCTCGGAGTGAACCGTACACTGCTACTTTATTCATCGCCACTTTCGTACCTCGCTAGGTGTGAAGGGTGAACCCAGAAAGGCAGGGGAAGTTCATCACCATTTTTCCAAGTAGATATTTGAACCCAGTCTGTAGTTGGGTGCATGGTTTCAATTGTAAATATTCTTCGTCGTCTTTCAGCGTTAGTTGACTCAAGGAATAAGTAATTCAAAGCTTCATTACCTGATCTATCATGTAACCAGCTATTAGATAGTTCGTGTATAGCTTCTACATCTAAGCTTAACATAGTGCCATCTTCATAACAACCTTCAACATTAATAGAGACGTACCCTTCGCTACCTATAGCGTTAGGGGAATCAGATCTACTGTTAGATATTTCTTTATCCCAAGGAGTAACCTGATCACCAGCAAGCAAAGCTTTAAGTGCAGTTTTGTAGCGTTGCAATGTAGTAGCGCCACTGACAGAGCATGCAGTGTTGACTTCTATTACGGTAGCTTTTTGTCGTCTCTCGTTCCAGATAACATCTGCTGCACCGAAGTCTAAGTCCAATGCTTTGACTGCCTTGATACCCTCAAGTAGGACAGACTCATCCGGGTCTAGGTCTTGAACAGTAAATACAAAACCATTACTGTGGTTACGAACTTGATAGTTTACTTCTTCTGTTCGAGATAAAGGTACACATTTCTTTTGTACAAAGAAAGCTACCCCATCCATTACATGAACACGATACTCATCACGCTTCTTAACATACTTAGTGTACAGTAAAGAGCTAGGTAAAGCTTGCGAAGCTATAACGTCATCGTCATAGTTTACAACAGTTAGTCCTTCACCTGAGTGACCTTGAAGCACAGCACGACATACCACATCGTTACCATCACGATACCACTTAGAAGCTTCAGACTTCTTTGTAGTCCACTCTGGAATACTAACAGGATCATCAGGGTTAGCTACGTTGTATTCGCTTATAGCTTGAAAGAACTCGCCCTTATGGGATGCCTTACGTACATTTGCACTCTTATTAATTATTCGAGTAGAAGGTAAGTGAGACAAGCTTGTAGTAGAGTTACCCCAATTAATAATGGTACGCTCACTGTTGTCTCTTACGTTTGAGCCCTCAAGTTTCATACGTTTGAAACCAAGGGATGTTGCTAAGGTTGAAGCCGATTCACTACCAGTATTGTAAGGTAGGATTAATGTATTAGACATGCGCTTGCTCCGATATAATGTTTACATGATTAGTACCTAGCGCTTTATTTACTAGGTCTTCCTTGCCCTTGTTATTCTTATCGTTATCTACTACTTCAATAAGCCAAGGGTCTCTTACTACAATAGTATCTACTCCGTTATCTCTTACCATACTTTGAACAAGACCAGTATAATAACCAGCAAGAGAATCGTTTGGCTGAGCGTAGGATTTAACAGATACTTTAGTACCTTCAGTCATACAACCATACAGCGTACCTTTAGTTTTAGATTCAAAAGTATCAGGTAGTCCGTGACTATAGAACTCTATGATCTCACCTACCTTTAGCTTATAGTTGCTCAGTACTGGGTAAGTTTTGTAGTTACTTGCACTAGGGTATGCCCAACTATCATAGGTAGTTTTTGCAACTTTCGGTGCAGGCTTTGGTTGTAACTTAACTTTACGAAATGCTACTTGACATTCACCTTTTACATCAAAGTCAAAAGACTGGAGGTTACCTGCCTTAAGTTCTGTTATAGTATAGTCAATGTTGTTACGACTAAGTATAGCTTCCAACAGTAACTCTTCTGACGAGTAGTAGTACACATCACGGGAAGTATTGTGAGCTACATACATAGGACGCTCATCGTTACGTACAATATAAAACTTACATTCGAAATCATTCCACCAAGTAAGAGCGAAAGCTCCCTTGAGTTTACTGATAACATCTTCAGGGTCTTCAGCTAACCCCATAGCATACGCAATGTTCTCACTATCCACAGCAAAGTTCTTGTAATCAGGAAGATTACTCTGGGTTGTTAACGTACCATTGTGAGCTAGCGTTACATTACCGTATGTAAATGGGTGAGCATTCTGATCATTGATAGCACCTTGAGTAGCGTATCTATTATGACCAAGCAAGAAGTCAGTTACAACTGTACCAGAGATCTTCTCACCTGCCTTTAGTTGAAGGAAGTCTGTTGAATTTACAGACTTTTTGTATGTCTGAACTACATTATCAGCACCATTGATAGAGACACCAGTACTGTGAGGACCACGAAGTGCATCCACAAATAACAATTGTTTAAACACTTTGGCATCTACAAAGTTGATACCAGTACCTACTACACCTACTAAACCGCACATAATTTATCCTTTACTTTTTCCAATTGGGAATGACCGTTGTTGTTTCTTTTGATTTCATTGTGATGATAGAGCATCGGGGAGTTATGAATTAGATTCTCTGCAATCCAGATGCTTTCATACATTACATCTTCTATCCCTACAAACTGGGAGATGTTAGCATTTACCAGATCTTCACCGAAGATAGCCGACAATACAGCATGAGGACCTTGACTGCTCATCATATTAGGGAAGTGAGTGACTGAAGTTCTGGGGTTTATCACATACTCTTTTAGCTTGAGCAGGTGGTTTATCCAGTTAACTAGCACATCTTTACTACAAGTACCACGGTGACCTCGGAACTCAAGGGACCCGAAGGTAGACAATGCAGTAAGGTTTAGTGCAGTATACTTAGTCCATCTTCTGTTGATAAGCTCAGGTCCACCCTCAAGTATATCACACAGCTGACTTACTTGATGCTGTCCACGGTATAATGAGAGAGCATAGATGTTGTCTGCTCTTTCGGTACCACATATACTGAAGAGGTAAGGTTCTACGATAGCATACAAGATCAGTAGTTCTTTTACTTGATGCCAAGTCATATCTCTTGCATCTACGTGGACATGAACAGATGTACGTAGGGTGTGGACACACTCGGTTTCAAACAGGGTATCCTGAAGGGATGCTAGCCTATTGCATGCAGACAAGCCACCAATAGGACCCTTGAATACGTACTCTACACCGTTGTTACGTAGTGACCCATCTCTGGTACACTTCCATCCGTTGATTGATGGTGGGTTTGGTAGGTTCTCTACCTCAACCTCAACACCTATCTTGGTATTACTTATTAGGTCACCTAGTCTAACTTGAGGTGCGGCAGGTTCCCTAAGGTTGAACAAAGATTGAATAGTTTCCACTTGGAATAACCCTCCGTATCATTGGAACAATATGTGATAAGTCTTCAGGGATTGTAAGGGCAGTGCCATCATACACACCTACGATGTTTGTTTTATACATAAGCACTGGCTTATCCACTTCACATGTATTACATACAGCAAAGTAAGGTGACACAGCTCGTGATATAAATTCACCAGACCCTACAGTTTCAACGGCTTCGAAGTAATCTGTAAAGGTAGGTTCATAGATAGCATCAACAACTGAATCAGTTATGTGCAAACCGTATGGACTTAGCATTTCAAATACGCAGATACTATGAGCTCTCGTATCAAGCAACGATAACCGTAAGCCTTTCTTCCATTGGCGTACAGCTTTGCGTGATACAAACCATGAATGCTTTTTGTAGTTCACATTACCTAGCGTAGGGAAATCAAGACATACTTCAGTTTGTTTATCTTCAAGGTTTATATATCGTAGCTCACCATTACTCTTTCGTATTAGTAAAAGAGCTTCATCATCGTGGCCCATAGTAACAGACTCAACGAACCCAGTATACCATCCGTCATCATCAACAGTTTTGAATCTCAGATAAGTTCCAGTATACGTGGAGTTTATATCTGAAAGAGTCATTGCTGCTAAGGTTGGTTCTCTAATCATACAACCTCCAGACCTAGTTCGTATACTACATCAGTAGCTGATGAAGCATCGCTTCGATTAATGATACGCTTGACTTCTTTAGAATCATAAGCTTCCATGAACTCAGGTAACCTATGTAAGTTTGAAGTACACCATAAAGTCCTGTCGTATACCCATGACGTAAGCTCATCAGAGTTAAGCCAGAAGTTACTAAGGGTACGGTACTCAACACCGTAGTCTTTATGTCGCATTGAACCTGCCTTACCGTACAGCCTACGTCTCTGCTTATCACTATCAATAAGGACAGAAGGTATGCCGATAGCATAGTCCATCATCTTGATAAGACTTACATTAGTAAAGTGATCAGGGTCTTGATAACCTACATGAACATGACCACCAGCTGTACGTAGGTTAACCTTGTCACCTTTAGGGCGAGGCATAACCTTATTGTCCCAAGCATTCCACTCGGAACTACAACCAAACTCCATGGCATCAGGACCAAAGCTATCTAGTTCTTGAGTTGTGAACTTGTGGCTTGGTATGATGACAGGTTGTAAGTCATTGTTTTGTAAGATGTTTTTAAGTTCATGCATAACATTAGTAATGTTGCATACAAACTCTATCTTACTTTTAGCTGGGTTGATGTTGAACTCAGCGAGTACGTTATCCTCTTGAACACCACCGTCTGTAACAGGACGAGGGTACTCTTTACTACCACCAACTCTGCCAATTGCAGATGTGATAGTACCACTCATGTCAGCCACAAAGACCTCAGGGTCTGCACCGACAGTTACGTTTTCCAACTTGGATAGTTGCATTGCATTATGCCTCTAGTAGTTTAGCTAATTCTTGTACGTTTACTTCGATACCATGACACCTATGGGAGTACATTGCTTGATAGATATGATGATGAGTAGATACCTTACGACCGCCATCAACTTCATTGTTATACACAATTACTTGAAGGTTACCTTGCTTACCAGCTCTTGCAGGTTTCTTACAGAAGAACCTACCCAATGCTTTATCAGAGGACAGAGGATGTCTGCTGTATTTAGATACCTTAGACATTAAAGGTTGGACACCACTGTACAGTTTCTCATCGTAATCATCACACAACAACCTGTTAAGCATAAGCTTAGCGGACTTAAGGGTGAAGTGTTCAGGATATACGATTGTACTTTCGCTTGAAGAAAGCATTGACATCCTGTATGAACCTTCGTTCTCATGGTCATTGAATCTATTTAATGTGAATGCCATTACGAAAGCAGTGTCTGGATGTATACCTTCATCTTCAACCAGATCAATCCAGTCTCTTACGATACCCACTTGAAACTGTGGGGCTCTAAGGAGAAACAAGATAGACATAACTCTATCTGCTGGGAAGTTTGCTGATACTTTAAACCCATCCTTCATTGCCTGATGGGTTGTTGGTGTCACGGAAAGAACATCTGTCACAAAGCGAAGAGTCATTAGATAGTCCCACCACTTGTAACAGTCATCCCATGTTATGTTACCATTCATAATGATCTGGTCTATCTGAGCGTTAGCATCGTAGTCCCATTGCCTCTCAAGGAAAGGTAAGTACCGTATGTTTCTGATACGTATACTATCTTCTTTATCTCTACGGTTTACTGCAGAGTTAACTGCAGCAAAGCATGGCTTGCTCATCATACGAACAATAGTCATGTCAGATTTTTCTACTTCAAATGAACATCCCATTTGTTATTCCTCTTGGTCTGGATATTTTAGTATAAGCCACACTACAAATATTGCAGCTGTGTTAAAGATTAAGACGTAGTCATGCCACTGGTCCATTGATACTCCCCCAGAACATAGCAGCTACTAAGGTTAGACTACCACAGATTACAAGGGTAGCAAGGATAGAGTCAATTACTTTAGAGTATTTCCACATTAGATTAGCCTCATACGTAGGTGTTGTTGAGAGAGTTTATCAGCTCGGGACTCACAGCGTTCTATGACAAGAGCCTCATGCCTATGGTCTGCTGACTGAGTCTTATCAATGTCACGTACATGCCTGTCTTGCAGAACTTGTACATGTTGAAGACGATTGCTAAGGGTACTACGATTGATACCAGTGATGAGCGCTAGCTCACTAAGGGCATACAGGGCACCATGTATTAGACGTTCATGGCTTGATTCATTACGATACATTTTGATGCTTGGCATTTGCTTTCTCCACTTGGTTTGCCCACACATTATGTCGGTGAACTGTAATAAAAGAGGCCCGATAGAACTCCGAAGAGTCCTACCGAGCCAAGGGGAACAGTTAGAACGGGGAATCAGCAGCAACTGTCATACTATCACCTAACAGCATAGCAGATAGTGCATCTTGAGCTGACTTCTTGACGTTGAACGTAGTAGCACGAACAGCAACAAGCTTGACGTTCTTACCAGCTTCATACGGAGTACCATCCTTACGAGTACCAGCAGGGTATTCAGTCACATTGAACAGCATGTGAGCTTTAGAACCATCTGCTAGGTCATCGAGGATAGGATTACCATCCATATCAGCTACGAAGTCTTCAGCAACACTAGACTCAACACCATTGTATTCAGCCGAAGTAGAGTACCAGTGACCACCATCACTAGCAGCCTTGAGACCTAAGTCAGCAACACCATCACCAGTGAGTACAGCACCGAACTGCTTACCGTAACGACCTTGATAAGATCTGCGAAGCTTACATGCAGAGATCGAAACGTCTTTAAGTACAACTTGAGTTACTACAGGCTTAGTTAATTTAGCCATAACATATTTTCCTTTTGGTTTAGATTTAATAAATAAATAGAATAGTGCCACTAAGGCACTCCTAACGAGCCGCAGGCGAGCAAGCAACCTACAGGCCATGTGCGGAATAATGGTACATGCCACGTACATACACACCACGGACTATACGACATAGCCCAAGGTCAGCAACACGTACACACTCTCCAACTTGGTACCTACGGGTAGATGCGAAGTGCTTCATCCCCGTAACCTCCTACGTAGTTCATCACTAGACATACGAGATGCACCACGTTTAACAGTATGATTAGGAGAACACGGAAACAACTTGACCATGAACTCGGTAGCAGCGAAGGCACAGATAACTGCAGCCCAACCACCAATCATACACACTATCAGTAACCCATAAGGGTCAGATAATATAGCATCCATAAGGATACCTCCATTGCCCCCTAAGGAGCCTTAGTGAGAGAGAGTATGTGTGTACCCTCCGGGTTACTTACGGAGCTCTAAGGGAGCTTTAGGGAGCTACCCTGAGGTACCCCCGAGACCCCTCTCCACTAGCAGGATTCTCAGGGATCTCTAGGGACTACCCTGTAAGACTCCTAACGAGCCCTAAGGCGAGAGGATACCATCAGGATAGCAGAGGAATCTGGGAGAGTCTTGAGGGATCTGAGGGGGGTAGAGACTACAATCAGGGTACCCATATAACCAGGGCTTATCTATGTACTCCCTAAAGACCCTTTTAAATCCTATTATAGTACCTTATAGAGAGAGAGAATACGTAGGAAGTTATACCTAACGGTAGAGCTTACCCGACAG